CCCGAAAACTTCCCTTACCGGATCGCCAAGCTTTGCCATATTGGCTTTTGCCGGATTGAGCTCAATCTGATCCCCGTTACCAGGCTGGCTGGCACCGCCTGTCTGCATGGTACTCATCATGTAAATTGAGTATGCCGCCGAGGCGACGGCCACGGTGACAGCAACCCATAATGCAATTTCAATACCGGTACCGAAGGGCACCGGATACAGCCTGACGTCGCTGTCAGGGTGAATGGAACACAGCGCCCATGCTGAAGGCGGGACCGGAACGCCGTCGATTTCAACCGCGACCGGATGCTGCTGCTCCGGCGTCCAGCCCTGCACGTTCTGCGCAAACCAGGCGCTGAGGGTCATGGTTTCGTGATGGTGCGTTTCCAGCGGCTCACCCGGTAGCCGGGAGGGATAGATTCGGATCGTCACAGGTAATACTCCACGCGGACAAAGCGGCGCGCAAACCGCGCCAGCGGCAGGAAGGTTACGTTGCTGCGGGGATTGCACTCGGCGGCATACAGCAAACCGTCAATCTCAACCACGATGGCAACATGCGTCACCACAGATCCGGAATAACAGGCGATGCCAGCGCCCGGGGCCGGTTCACACCGGGTAAGGCCAGCCATAAGCCCGCGAGCCTCCCGATCGAGGCCGCCATTATCCTTTGTGACCCCGGCAAAATCAGGCCATGGCGCCTGGCCAAGGTCCCGCCTGATTTCATTGACGATGCCAAAGCAGTCGAGCTCAGGGAAAGCGCGTCCGCCCTTCTGCCACTCGACAGAACGGTATTTATCTGGATTGAACATGGTGGTTTCCTACTGGAGGTAGCGAAGGCCCGGGAAGTCAGGCAGCGTGTAACGGTAGCGTGGCCACGCAGTATCGAGAATATTCATATAGCCAGCGGTGATCTGTACTTCCGTCGCCGTCCAGTACCCTTCCTTAATCGCCAGGGTAAACGGCGGTGACGCAGGCGCGGAGAGATCGGTCGAGACATACTGCCGAAATGTCAGGGCTGCGTCGCTGAGCTTATCAAGTGCGTCGCGGATCGCTGTTGAAACCACGCCATCGATATTGCTGATGGCGAATTTCAAATCCTGGGTGCCGTCAGAATTTCGCGCCGGCAGTGCCACATCAATGGCAGATCCAAGGAATGTTGCCTGAGCGCCATTCTCCAGCTTGACGGTAATGTCATCCCAGCCGCGGGTCAGCCAGTAATCGTGGCCGCCGACGGTGATCTGCAGCGTGTAGATGATAACCTCATCACCGCCGCTGGCATAAAGCCTGTTCAGAACTGGACTGGTCATGCTTCAGGCCACTCCCTGTTCAATGCCAGATCGATAATGCTCTGGTTAACCACAAAATCAGGAAATTCAGCCCATCCTGGCGGCAATATTGGGCGTTCCCACAATTCAAGGGTTGCTGAGAATTGCCAGTAAATTGGCGCTACAAGAGTCGGGCCTTCGTAAATATCCGTGAACCGGCATTTATAGTTTTCAACCCCGCGCGGCGTCTGAAGACGCATAAGAAACCATGCCGCACCATCAGAAATGATATCTCGATACCATGCTTCAAAAAGTTGAGCCTGTGCATCTGTCGTGAACATCCAGGTCACACTGGCTTGCGTTGGTGTCGATGTGTACCGCCTGCGCTGCCTTGCTCGACCAGAAGTCATCTGAGTACGAATTAATGGGCTTATTGGTTTAAAACCATAGCCATCCTGCAGAGGCAGCGGTAAATATTCGTGCGGGTAACTTACCTCTGCCATTATCCTGTCCTCCGCTTAGTGTTCCATCCCGTGGCAAGTGCCTTAGATCCCTTTCCCTTTCCGGTAGCTAGGTCATCGACAATCATTCGATATCCTTCAATAGCACCCTGACGCTGAGCTTCTTTGACCATCAATATCGTCCTGTCGTCTGGATTTCCGTTGATGGATATAGGGGACCCAGTGAAGTTGTAAACGTTTTGGCTTGTTGCGTTATGGGAAACATTCGCAGCGCCGGTTCCGTAACCTGGTTTGCTCAGCGTCGCATCCAGTCCCCCATTGCGAATAGCCTCAAGGTTAGACACCCCAATGCGCTTGGTTGCGGCAGCGTCAAACACGTATTCCTGCCCATGCACAACGCCAGAGATAGACCGCGTCGCCCCATTACCGGTGTAACCGCCGGACATAAATCCGGTATCAGCTACAGCTTTGATATTGGATACGATGCTGGCTGTCTGTGCGGCTACTGAAGCCATGGCGATGATGTTGGCTGGGAATGGGCCATTAGCCGCCTGAGCGATACCAGCGTTGATAGCGACCATGGATTGGGCGATCGCATATGCCTTGCTGGCAGCAAACGCGGCCTTATATATAGCCGACTGTTGACCGAATCCATCGGACAGGATTTGCAGACCACTATCCATGAAGCTTTGCGTGGCCGAGGTGATGATCTCGTACTTCTGCCACTCGATAGCCTGATTGGCCTGCGCTGCCTGCTGGCGTATCGCAGTCATTCTCGCCTCACCATCCGCTGTAATCTCCCCGGCCTTGGCATAGGCATCTTCCTTCTCCTGAAGCCAGTCCTGCAGTTGCTTCTGAGCCAGTTCAAGATCACCGTACTGGTTTTGCAGACCGTTGAAGGTTCCTTATAACCTCCCGCCGGTAGGAGAGAGATTACCAACCACGCTTTTTACAGTTGAAGGAAGCTCTACAGGAGTGTTTTTGTAGATGTTGGCCCGGGTTTGTTCATACTCGCCAGGCTTAAGCTTTCCGGTTGCCCTGGCCTTTTCCAGAAGCGCGATACGCTCACGAAGCAGGTCGTTCGTCTGCTCATCCTTGCTCTTAACCTGATCCTGCATCTTCTGGTAATCGTCCAGCGTCTTAACCTGGGTGGTCAGGGTCTCCTGAAGCTTGTACGCCTGGAGAATCTGGTCGGACATAGCCAGGATAGATTTCTGATCACTGGTCAGTTGAGCTTTGCTTTTCAGGTCTGCAATCTGCTGTTCGAACTTAACTCTCGCCTGGGTGGCGCTGTTGATATTACCTGTCGCGTCATATTGCGCCTGAATGGCTGAGGTTTGCTGGCGTATCTGATCGAGGAGTCGAGTGCCGGCATCTTCAGAGTAGACTTTTCCCTTATGCTCCTTTGGTGATTGAGGGTCTTTATACATCTCGTTAATGCGGGATAATCGCTTTGCATATTCTTCGGCAGTGATTGCCCCTGCCTCTAAAAACTTAGCTTCCTGCTGTATTGCTTTAGCTCGACGTTCAGAGTTCGTCAGATATTGCTGACCAGATCTGTCAGCTTCCTGCTGGGTCTTAATATTCTTTTGCTCTCTTTTATCTCGCTCTGAGATAACATCATTTAGCACCGCTTCTGCTGTTATCTGTGCTTGAATCCCATCAAGCTCAGACTGAAGCTCCTTCCTTCTCCCACCAAAGAAAAAAACTCCGCCGGCTGCATTATCAATAAAGTTAATTTCCTTGCGTATTTGAGCGATCCTTTGTGCTGGCCCATCAGTTCTTCCGAAATCTAGCAGGGCATCGGTTGCGCCCTTTATCGCTCCGGTTATAGCATTCCAACCTTTCTCAAGCAGTCCTAGATTCTGATTAATCTCCCCTGATCTTTGCTGCATAGTATTAGCGTAGGTATCTGTTGCTATTCTTGCTGCTTCCTGCTGATTACCCTGCTCTTGAAGAGCTTTAATCTGGTTGTATGTTGCTAACGTAAGAAAGTGATATTTATCGTTTAGCTCTGAAATCGCTGAGATTGGGTCTGATGCAATTTTATTAAAGTCTTCTACAAGTTTATCAGTACCAATCCCTGTAGCATTGCTTGTGCTCACAACGGCCCTAGTGACCTGCTCTAGTGAATCAACGGCTACCTTGCCACTTGATACAAGTTGATTAAGAACCGCTGCTGAGGCTCCAGTTGTTACTTTAGATGTGCTTGAAACACTGGCGGCGATATCACTCAACTGAGCCGCGGTCTTGCCAACGACATTCCCTGTAAGTGTGAGGGACTTGTTGAATTCATCCTGTTCCTGACTTCCTTTATAATAAGCAAGCCCAAGCGTGCCAATGGCTGCCGCGGCTAGTGTGAATGGGTTGATAAGGCCCAGTACATAGCTTCCGAGTGCTTTAGCTGCCGGCCCTATACCACCAAACATGTCTTTAAGCTGCCCTCCCTGTTGAAGAAGAACAGTTAATGGTGCCTGCCCACTGGCAAGGCTGACAACAATATCTGTAATTTGCGCAGGAACCATACGCATGTTGGCGGAGATTTGTTTCGCCGTCATTCCGGTTCTGCTCAGCTGCTCGTTAAATCCAGTAAGTTTGTTCCTAGTGTCCTCAATTTGCTTTGAGTAAACAGCAAATGTATCGACGTCTATCATGCCCTTGCTTTTGTAACGAGCCAGATCTTGCTGCTGTTTATCAAGCCTATTCAGGGCTGCGTTAACAGGGTCGATTCTGTCAAGCAACTCAGACAAGGCCTGCTTTTCCTGTTCTGATGCTTTGGTAACCTTGGCAGCAGATGTTGCCGCTCGTTCACCTGCTCCAGTCATTTTCCCCAGCGCAGTGGTTAAACTATCAGCGTTTCTTTCCGCTCCAGAGCTGTCGATAATGATGGCTAACCGAGATTGCTGTTCTGTCATTACTTTCTCCGGGCATAAAAAAACCCCGCCGGAGCGAGGTTGGTTTGTTCATCCTATTTGCTATTGATGAAGGTATGGCTTAACAATTTCCATTCCTTCTATATCGCCAAGCTTTTGAGAAAGGTTATGGATCATTTTTATGTCTGACTTGTTTATCTTACTGTATGTTGCAAAATATTCCTGTGCAATTTCCTTTCCTTGCACATGAGACCAATATTCTCTCATCGCGTTTAACATTTCTCCATCAAGAATAAACATTCTCTTCAACAGAGATAGCGCCTCATAATTCATACCATCTGAAAGGTTCTGCTTAATCATTTTGCGCCAATTGATGAATAGCTCCCGATAATGCCCATGGTAGATAGATGGAGGATTAACCGAAGGCAATAGCAGCTTCTCTACAGCCTTCAAGTCACCCGCCTTTTTCATCTCCATGGCTTTTTCATATCGCATAACCATTGCTTGATTATATAAAAGCGAATTTTCATTTTCTTTCACTTCTTAACACCGTTGATGTCACTTCCACAGTGCTTGCATTTGATAGCCGCAGCGAGAACTTCCTCTGCACAATAAGGGCATCGTACTTTTTGCTCGTCGGATGGATCTGGGCTGGCAATGACTAATTTTTTAGAGTCATCTTTTTTTACTAAGGACCATACATAGGCAACCACCCAGCCAAGGAAGGTCCAACCGAGGAGAATGTTTATCGCTGCGATAGAAGAAAGGTTTCTATGCTTTCTTAACCAGGCCTCTAAGGTTGGCAGGGCATATAAAGCTGCTGAAAAAATGAAGAATGAATATGAGACAACTTTACCAAATGCGTTTAGCCCATCCGGTGGCGTCTGACCCATCGAGTATCCGTAAAACACCAAGAAAAGCAAGACAACTAATCTCACAATAAACATTAAAATCCCCCATCAGTAATATTTACCAACATCGTATCAGGTGCTGATCATGAATCAACCTAACGGGTGAAAATTGCGCTTAGTTGCACGCAGAAAACCCGCAGTTAAGCGGGTTTATGGGGTATGGGAAGCAAAATCCCACCATCAGCTGGGTTTTATGGATTAAATCTCAGGCTTCATTTTGCCAAAAACTTTCTCAATCCCTTTTTCGTATTCCTCTCTGGTTTCGCTCATTGCGGCGACACCGAGAAGTTTACCTATGTGCTGGCGAAGCGCCTTAACGCCGATTTCAGAAAGGAATAGATGAAGCTTGTCAGACTGTTTTCCATTCTCGTCACGACTCGCCCGGATTTGCTCAAGGATTTTACCTTTGCTCTTAGCGAGAGGGACATAAATCTGCATATTAGTCAGCTGACCAAAGCGAATAGGCCTTCCCTTTTCAGGACGATTAAGGCCATATAGTCGGTACCACTCTTCATACAGCTCATCGGGGAATTCCTTCTCATACTGCCGAGCCTCCTCGCGAACGAAACGCTTGAATGCTTCGATGACTTCCTGGACTTCAGGACGATACCCGGCAAGAGCGTAAGCCACTCCTTTAATGCCTGACTTTGCAGATGCGTTTATTAGTTTTTGAGCTGCATCAGCGGCTGCAAGTCGTGATGTGGGTAGCGCATTGGCATTCTTTGCCTCAATCAGAGCTTTTCCAATATCAACGATGACATCAATGTCGAAGCCATGTGCATTATTAATATTCTTGGACTGCCCACTATATTGAAAATTAATAGGATTTTCGATTTTTGCCACTAAATCTGGACCACCAAACTCCTTCATGTACCCAGCGTTTAGTAGCTTATCAACATCCCTGGCAAACGATCCTATGCCAAGCAGTTGAGCTAATCCCGATTTTGTTACAACGGCTGTTTTTGAATCATCACTGAGAACATAGCATTCAGCATCAATTCCAAACTCATCTTTAAAGTTCCCCATATGGGTTGCTTTTATGGCCTTATCGCGCCATCTGGCAGCAGCACCCTTTTTTGCTATCTCTGAGCGCTGCTCTTTAGTCAACGCTTTTGCCCGGGCAACTCCACCCTTCGCCTTACCTTCACTGTTTTTCTTTTCCGCCATGTGCAAGCACTCGTGTTGTGATATGTGCTTGCATTATAGGCAGTATGCAAATTAACAAGCAAGCACATTTATCTAAAATAATGCTTGCTTTGTATGGCTGTAAAAAAGGCCACCTGAGTAGCTATTTCTTCTTGCGGTCCTGCTCCTGCTTTTTTGCCCACTCATCGCGCCATGCGTCATCAAGTGCGAATATCGCAGCTTCAAACTCGTCACGGTCGATCTGTATGGGCCGAACAGACAGGTATTGCTCGATGTCTCTTATGCTGAGGGGCAGCGGCGATCCAGTCATGCCTGCGTATGCCCTGGATCGGGAGATGACGGCGTAGGCATTGAGTATCTCGCCGGTTACGCCGTCTATCTCAGGCTCAGGAACGGGAGGTAGCTTTAATCGCTCCCTCTTCCACCTCTCCTTCTCGCCCTGCTCGCCGCCGTACTGGTTCAGCCAGGCTTGTGCTTCTGTGACTTTTTTACGGTTTCTTTCTTCTGCTCCGCCTTCCCTTCGGCAATCTCTGCTGCCGTTCCGAGGATCTGCCAGTAAAGCTCAGGGCGCTGCTTAAGAAGGGCCGCCCCTTTTTCTGGCGTATAGTCGATGGCTACTTCTTTCCCATCCACCGACTCGCCTACACCTTCCCAGTCCTTCAGCAGGTAGTGAGCGCAGTTCTCGATAAGCAGATCGTCAACGGAGTCGATGTCATCGACAGAAGAAAGGTCAAAATCTTTCGTGCCTACCTTGTAGGTGGCGTCGAGCTTTTCAATATGACGGCGTACAAGCGCGTTACGCGAGCGGTAGTGATGATTGTCGACACTGCTTACCTTCAGGCGCAGACCTTCAATTGGCTCAATCCAGCGCTCACTGTTCAGGTCGATACGGGGTGCGATAATAATCATTGGATCCTCTGCATGAAAAAGCCCGACCCACCATGCAGCGCAGGCCGGGAAAACGGAAGTTAAGGTGCGGTAACGGTGATTGCGGTTGTGGCGGTATAATTACGCGCTTTCGCAGTGATAATTGCTGACCCTTCAGCGACGCGGGTAACCTGCGCCGTCTTCTGGCCGGTGGACGCTACAGTTGCCACTGCCGGATCTGATGACGACCATTGCACCGTGTCAGTAGCGCCTGCAGGTGTCAGGTTGGCCGTCAACGTTACGGTAGAGCCTTCTGCGCCGGAAGATGTTGCCGGGGTGACTGCAATCGCCGTAGACGGCACGGTAACCGCACGGGTGATGGTAGGCGGCACGTCAGCGCCGGTAATGTTCAGCTCAACCTGTACGATGTCGGTGTTGCCGCCATCAGGCCAGTCGCCATCAACCTGCACCGAAGGCAGATTAAACGTATAGCTACCCTCGTCGTTTTCCAGGGTGAAGCTAAACGGCATCGTCTCGCCGGTCATCGTTTTACGCCAGGCGTTGTATGCCTCTTTCGACCAGGAAAGTGTAATGCTGCCGGATGGTGTGAACGTAGTCGGGATGTTTGCCCCCGCGAACGGGTTACCCGTACCGATACAACGCTGGGTTTGCAGGTTGTTATCAAACTGGATGTTGAACGAATCAACGCAGAAGCCGTCGCCGCCATCAATGCCATTCAGGTTGATGTTCGTCACCTGCTTGAACGAGTAACGCATCTCCCCGGCATTATCGACAGGGTTGGTAAAGAAGCTCGTGTCTTCCGCATTACCATCCCAGCCCAGCCCAGCAAAGGTGACAGTCGCTTCAATGTCGCCGTCGTTGGGTACTTCAATCTGGAAAACGCCAACCTGAGCGCCGCGGGCGATTGATGCCACTCCGATATCGTCTGCGTATGAAGCCACAGAGAAGGTGATCCGCTGATTCCCCATCGTCAGAACGTTGTTGACCCACTCGGCACCGAAGCACGATGCAAGGAAGTCATCATGCTGACCCCAGCGGAACTTCATAGCTACGTCACCGCCTACGTCGGTTGTACCTGGCGATCGACCCTGGGCCATTCGTGTGCCGCCGATTTCGTCGTTATCGATCATGTTTTGCGTCGGCCCCAGGCCAAAGGAGCTGCGTTTCAGCAGGTTCCAGGTGGCATTCGTTGGCGTGACGCCTGGTGTTGTCTCACGGGTGTACGCCGTGACGTTCTTTGCGCCTGAACTCACAGGAGCCTCCTTAAGGGTAAGCGCCCTAAATGGCGCGATAGGGAATTTGAATATTCATCTGCGCCCAGCCATCGGCTTCTCCGGCATCTACCGCTGAAACCGCGAAGTAATCAAGGCGACCATCTGTTTTGAATTCGAACAGCTCGCGTAGCTTGTCAGCAGTCTGCGTGATGAGCAGTGAGCCACTCCCTGCCGGGACAAAGATTTGAATAATGACGATGCCAGTACGGTGAACGACCGGGCCGTCACCAATCTCATTAGCGCCAGCCAGTCCGGGAATGTTGGTTAAGCGCGCCCAGATAGCCTTGCCCTTCGGGTCATAGGTCTTGTCGTTCGGGTAGCGCACATCACCAGAGGCAATAGCCGTCTGCGCCGTCATGCGTGTGATGACAGCGTTACGTATTTCTGTGAGGGTCATTTGTATGCCTGCGAGACACCGTGGAATGATGTTGCGTAGACGCCACCGGGCGCCTGTTGGGAATGGCCGTTCTCTAGTGCTTCGGCGTATGCAAGGTTGTTCTGGATGTAGATGACTGAGTAGGGCTTACCCTGCGCTATAACAGCACTACCCTGCTGTATAGTCACCGTTCCTGATTGATCAATAGTTGAGAGCTGGCTGTAATCAGCACCTCCGATACTCACCTGATTGTTAGCGCGAAACCTTCCGGTATCGACTGGAGAGCGCAGCACAATCTCAGTAAGAAGCGCCATTGAGATAATGCGCAACTTCTTACCCACCTCTTCCTCAACCAGGCCAGCAAACAGAAGCGGGTCGTTATCCCAGGACTTAGCCATCACTTCCTCCTGAGCTGAATCTTGTAGGTCGCAGCTGCCGGGTCGGTTGATACATCAATCACAGAGTAGTCACGAAGTTCGCCGGTAACGAGGTCTGGTGTAGAGATGATATGGTCCACTGCCGGCTCATCCGTCACTTCGTTCTTAAGCGCGATAAGGCGCAGATCGCCTGCTAGCACGTTTACGTTGTCGATACGGCTTGTGTTGTAGCGGGAGAGGACGCCGCGCCCGGTGTAGGTAACCGCAGTCTCGCCGCCAGTCTCGGTGACAGGGTCCCAGCCTGACTGGATGACGTATCGCCCTGTGAAGTCGTTAACAGCATCGGCAAGGTCGGTTTCGAATGCCTCGGCAATGTCGGTCTGTAGCTCGTCACGAATCCCCATGGATAAACCTCAGCCATTCAGCGAAGACAGCCATTACGATTTGATCACGGTCGGCAACTTCATCAATCGACATTCTTCCATCAGAGATTCTTTCAAGCATTGATACCGGCATCACATGCGCGTTTCCATCAGGAGTGGAAATCACGACGTGCGGCTTGTGTTCAGCCATATCGATAACATTGTCCATCAGCGATACACCCTGAATGCGAGAGGACTTGAGCGCCACTGCCCGAGCAGTGAGAGCGCGAGCTGAACATCAGCGGGAAGCCGTTGGGTTGTTGTCGCCTGCCCCGATGCATAGGTTTTGGAGACCTTAACGCCGTCGGCATCTACCGTTTTGCTTGTCAGCGATCCGGATTCAGTCTGCTGCTTGTAGAGCATGCCTTCAGCGGCAGATTTAGCCAGGTAAGCACCGGCGGTAATGACATCTGCGGGGATGGCGCTTACGTCAATTCCCTGCAGATTCAGGCTGGTCATATAGGCGTTAGCCTGAAGTACAGCAGAAGCCTTTTTATCAGCCGTCGTCCATTCGGTGCCAAGCACCCCGTCAACGTCTTCAACTGTCACGTAGGTTGTCATCTTGACTCCAGAATTAAGGGGCCGAAGCCCCCTTCGTTACTTGGTGGACTTAGTCGCTTTCTTGGCTTCGGAGTTTTCACCGCCGCCATTGTTCACCGCGCCTTCGTCTTTCGGTTCGCTGCGGACGTGATCAACGCCGCCTGTTTCGCCGACTGTTTCTGGGCCAACGGTAATATTGCCGTCACTGCCACCGAATCCCCACCTGGCTTTCTGGTTTGGGTCGATATAGTTGTCTTTTGCTACGGCCATAATGACCTCCTCATTAAGCCCCGGTTATCCGGGGCATGGTTGATTAGGCTGCGACAGTAGAAGTCACAAACGCCAGCGGCACCTGCTTACGGTCGAACTTGCGATCCCAGTTGGTAGCCAGCGCCAGGTCAGCCCAGTTAGCAGAGACCGGACGGGTAGTGGTCGGCGTGCCGGTAATGGTGGTGCTCAGGAACGAATAGCCCAGAGGATGAATCACAAAGTTGCGACGGGTCCACAGCGTTTCAGTGCCGCCACCGTTGCCGCGTGCAGGTTCGCGATCGTACTCAACGTCATCCTCCCCCTGCTCTTCTGCGTAACCCAGTGCGCCAGGCCCGAAGATAACAGACAGGTATTTCGCCGTTTCGCCAGTGCCGATCACCGGCATGCTGTCGTCAACCACTACGCGCATACCCTGGAAGCGACCAAACTCAGGAATCTGGTCAGCCAGCGGGGTGAAGTCGATGAGGTTGAGGATCTGCAGCTCAGTCTGCACGGCAGAGTGCATCGCAATGACGCTCAGACCGCCAAGTTGACCGGAGTAGTCACCCATCGTAGCTTTGGCGCGGATGATTGCGGCTGCGTTGATAGTGCCACCGGCATCAATGACCATGTCGCCGCCATCATTCGCTACGTTGTCATTGTATACGCCGATAGTGGTAGCAATGGCGCGACGCTGCGCCTGACGCTGCCAGTAACTGGTGAGGCGAGAGGCGACAAACTCCAGCGGATCCTGATTGGTGATATTTTTCACCAGGTTCATCGCGTTCCAGCCTTCGTTCAGGTATGCGGCGCGAGCCTGCATGCTGGCAGAGGTTACGGACAGCGGAACAGCGATATCGGTGTAGACGTCGTTCGAGTAGTTAGGCTCGATAGACGCGTCCAGATCAACCCACCACGGAATAGTGAAGGTGTTTGACGGCGACGCCAGCAGAGTGCTCATATCGCTGTTATTGGTCAGGATTCCTGACTCAAAAAATGCGGTGCGCTCTGCGGTATTAACGCGCATGTAGTCGCGCAGTTCGTCGCGGAATACGACGTCAGAAAGAACGGTTGGCATTGCTTAAATCCTTATTTGGATGCCTCATGCGCCTTCTTAAGGCGCTCATATTCGGCAGGGTTATCTTTTCGGAGCTGTACTCGCTCCATACCACGTAATTCCCCGAATGATTTGGTAACCCGGTCACCACTCTTAGGCGCGGCCCCGCCGCCACCTGCCTGACTGCCGCGCACGAGGGATGCGTAACGCGGTGAGGTTTCGAACTCACGCTGGAGATCGGCTAATGCGCTGACCGTCAGATTCCCTGAATCGTCAGTAACGCGCACCTGGCCTTCTGCCACTTTCAGTCGCTTAGCGATGAACTCTTTGAGGATGTCGGCGTTGTCGCCGTCTGCGATCGCTGTAGCAATACGCGTGGCTGCCAGATTGATGTCGCGCTGCTCAATGGACCGGCGAAGCTCTACCAGACTGCTACGCTCGCGCTCAAGCTCAGCCTGAGAGCTTTCGAAAAGCTGCTGATAGTTTCCTTCTGCGCGGGCACGCTCATCTGCTTCGCGTTGTGCCTGCTCTTCTGCTGCCCGGCGACGCTCCTGCTCGGCCTTCTTCTCGGCCAGCAATTCGTCACGCTGTCGTTTAAGCCCGGATACGTCTTCCTGCTGCGGCAGACCTTCGATCTGAAGCGTGTAAGTGTCACCTGCGCCGGTTAGCGCATAGAGCTTTTGCGTGGCTTCATCGAGCTGAGCGTATTCCTCAGCAGTAAGCTGATACTTAAGTGGCATACATTCTCCTGAATGGATGTGTGCTGGCCCAGCCAGCGTTTAGAGATAATTAAGAGGGGTTCTGATTGTTCAGCAATTTCGCTTTCAGCATTTCCAGCACGCCGATAGCTTCAGCGAGACCAATCTCTCCTTCGTATTCGAGGATGACATTGTCGATGCGCTCAAATAATTCCCCGGCCACCGGGAAGCTCTTCTCTTTGCCAAGGCTGGTTACATTTGAGGTCATAGCTACTCCAGGCCTGCAAGCTCGAACGCGTGAGGCTCTAAATCTTTGAGTTGGTCGAGGGTGTATTCTTTGCCGTTGTCATCGACGAAACGGTCGAGCGTCATATCGCCTTTGCTGAATAGCTTGTAACGCGCTGGGCCAAGCACCTCTTTCTGGAATTCTGCCGGCTGCCTTGCCAGCCAGTCACCGTAGCTGGTCTTGCTGCTTACCTGCTCAACCCCATCCGGACCGACTGACGGTCTCGTACTGCCGGGAATCTCTCGCTGATACTCATCTTTGAGCACCGGCACAATTGACGACCGGCACCCCCAGTGAGCAGGAGGCTTTGGCCCATCCAGTGGGTATACCTGGCGGTCACGAGCGCGGCAAACCGGTGTAGTCCTGCTGTCCAGCGTGGATATCCAGCAATGCCCTTTAAGGATGTCTTCGTTCTGCTTCAGCGTTTCCGCCCGTGCAGATGAAGCAACATGGTTGGTCACCGTGCGAACCAGTGAGCCAACCTGTTCCTCATGAGATACGCCGAGAGATGTCAGTCGCCGGACGATTTGCCGCTGAGTCTCGCCAAGCGATGAGCCGATAGCAATTTCACTCAGGATGTCAGCCGTCTTTTTGCTGCCAAACTGTGAGAGCGCCCCGGCAATGTTAATAGCCTGCCTGCGAGAGCCAACAGCAAGCTCCAGAGGGTCAGCCAGTACCGCAGCGGCTATCATCTCCGCAGATGGCTCAGCTAGCTTTACAGATGCCTTAACGATGCGACCGAGTAATTTACTGTTAAAGCTGAACTCGTACTGAGCAAACTCGCCGAGGTCCATCCATTGCTGCTCACTCATCTCACCATAAATCGCGCCGAGGTCTTTCCTGAGCGTTTCAATCTGTCGCTGATAACGTGCGGTAGCGTACTGGCTTAACCCCTCGTTAACGGTATCTTTGGCTCGCTTGATGGCCTTGCGGATAAACTTTGCTGCCTTACCTGCAAGGCCCGACCCAAAGCGCTGGACATAAACCTGATGGCGCGTGGCGGCGTCTGTGGTGTAACCGTCTGCGCTCATAGTTATTGTTCCTCAACGACTTCGTCATCAACCACAACCTCGTCACCTTCAACAGGCGGCTCATTCTCGCGGTCTTCGTCGATGTCATCATCGTTACGGTCAGCCTCAACCCAGCCTGTCTGGCGAAGCTTGGTGCGGACGTCTGCTTTCGCGATGATGCCCTGCTGCCATGCCTGGATAAGCGCCAGCACATCCTGAGAGGTAAGCGTTGCGTCGAAGAACTCCTGATTCAACCAGAATACAGTTCCGTCCTCGTTCACTGCGCCGGTCATATACAGTTCGGCATCCAGAATCGCCAGTTTCAGCGCCTCGCTCACGTTCCCGGCGATAGTGCCGAGTACGCTATTGTCGCTGCTGTAGCGAATACGGGCTGCTTCTGCCGTCTCCTGCCCGGATGACTGCTGCACGATGCGAGCGCCGATCATCAGCATCTGGTTTTCTTTGTCCAGCATCAGGGTTCGGGCCAGTTGACCCTCAGATGCCTGGACCATTGACGCCGATCCGTTCTTTCCGAGGCTATAACCTCGCTTTGAGCCCACCTGAATACCGTTAGGGTTCCATTTCTGGAACTCGTCATGCTCGATGTCGGTCGTGAAGAATACTGTCGGCTGGCTGCTGATGAATCCTGATTCCTCCACCGTGGCGCTGTTGCCATAGTGGAGAATGTTCACTTCGGCCAGGTCTTCCAGCGGAGACTTATCTACGCGTGAATCGTTACTTTCTGCGCCGAAAAAGTGGAACGGGATGTGGTCGAATGCCTTGCCGGTGTAGTCAGTAGGCCAGACATCCAAAATCGGCAACTCAGCATTCTCGCCTTCACGCCATACACGATGGCGATATTTCCCATTTTCGAGCGTTAGTGCCCGGTACTGATTTTTCACCTCGAACACGAATTCATCTTCGTCATCTGTGTTGTAGCATTCTGCCAGCACAACCATTGTCAGCTTACGAACGCCATCAATAACGTCCTCACGCCAGTTGATGATGCTCAGGGCTTCATAAATATGGATATGCGCTCTGTCGCCTGCAGTCTGAGCTCGTGTAGGGCGCAGGCCTTCTGGCATCTCTTTGGTTGGGTAATCCACGAAGAAGCCGCCGCGCCCGGTGTCCAGATCCTCGCCTACGGCCTCTTTCGATAGCTGCTCCAGGCTAGTGCCGTCACCACTCGCGTTTTCAATCAGGTATTGAACAGACTCAGGCAGATCAACCTCTGCCGTCTTGCGGAATACCGCTCCAATCAACCCCTGCCGAGTTCGGCCTGTGATATTCAGGTACATTGCGCGGGCGATCAACGCGTCGTAATCAGCAAGGTTCTGTTTGCTGTCATTAGTCGGATCGGGCATTGGGAGATAGAGCGTGCCTCGCTCCTTCACTGCCTTACTACCAGCCACGCAGTCTTTGACAAGCTGCCATGACTTTTTGGCGTCGGCGTACTCTTTCCTTACGTGTTTATAGTTAGCCATAGTCGCTTATCTTCTGAATGTAACAGGTGCCGACTTCAGCACATCCCGTTTTTTCTGCGTTACTGCAAAGTAGCGGAAACCGTCCGATCCGTGTGATGTCCAGTCGTGGAGAGGCTTATCTTTCCAGCACCCGCGCTTGTCATCCCACTCTTTTCGGTAGCTCTCAAGGGCGTTCAGGCCTTCTTCGCATTTCACGTCATCAAAGACGCACCGTGGGAGGATTTCACGCACCTGCTCGATGCCGTCATCGACGCCGAGCTTTGGCACCACCTGGAAGGTGATCGCATATCTACTGCCGTCGATTTCGTAACCTTCACGCGCCAGCTCTCGCCGGGTCTTGGCGTCTGATCCGAACTCGCGGTTGTCGATATCGTGCGGGCCCCAGTGAGCGGCATACGTATAGCCTTTATCCTTCAGCACCTTCATGTAATGGCGCAGGCCTTCTCCGCTGTTCTCGTAGTAGTCGATGACGTGATATTCCTCGCCAACGATGCGAACGAACCAGATAGCGGTGGAGTCGCTGACCCCGATATCCCAGAAAGTGTGGACAGGAAGGTGCGAGTTATCAGGCAGAGCACCGATGCGCTTCTGCTCGTAGAGTTTTCGGAACTGCTTCGCGTAGTACGCGCCTTCAACCGACTGCTGGAATGCTTCCGCCGGGATTGAGGGGTACTCCCGCTTCATGTCATCGCCGAGCGTTTTCTCTTTGGCGTAATACCAGGCTCTCTGTCGCTCGTTCAGTGTGATGCCGTGCTTCGACTCAATCTCATCGAAATAATCGCTCAGGCGCTGCGGCAGAGCCTCTACTGGGTCAATTGCATAGAGCGCATTCTTCCACCAACTGAAAAAGAAGAATTTCCAGTCTAAAGATGAGAGCAACTTGCCCTGAAGTTGTGCTTTCTCAGCCGACTGGCAGTAATCGAAGAAGTAGCCAGCCCTACCTTCCGCAGTGCTTTCAATCGTCGTGAAACAGTCGCTTGATACTGCCTCAAAAGCGCCGGTGACAATCTCTCGTGCTTTGTCAGGGAACTTGGCGCAGATCTTCCCGAACTCGGAAACGTGCAGATAGCGAAGCGTACCGCCACGGAATGACGTGCTGATATATAGCGAACCGCCATTTTTAAATACCAACTCGCCAGACGTGTCATTGCTTGCAGGGTTTCCAGAAGTGATGATTTTCGGAAGTTTGTCATAGGCGTATTTAACCTTTTCCCGAAACAGGCGCTTAGCATCGTTGAGCGTGTGAGCTATGAGGGCGCACTTGGCATCATCGAAAATGGCCGCGTCGAGTTGCAGAATGCAAACCTCTGTCGTGAAACCAAGCTGTCGTGCCTTGAGGATGATGTTTCTCGTGTGCATTCCATCAAAGTATTCAAGCTGTTCGCTTGTCATCTGGAATCTGACAGCCTTCCCGAGCTTATCGGTTATCCAGTAGAGCGAGTTAAGTCGGGCCAGTCGGTCAAGACTCTTTAGCGCCTCGTAGCTTGCTGACATGACTTGCTCCCTCGTTAATCGCAGCAATCAATTCTGCGAACTCCTCCGGAACAGTATGCTCTGTCTTTGTCTGCTCCTTGAATGCCTGTACCTCTACATGCTTACCAAGCAGCTCGAGGTTTTTGACCTTGTCAGGCCATTTAATCTTTTTGAGGAGGCCAGCGGAATCGCCAGCCATCTCTGTGACATCCATGCCAGACAGGGAGGTGCGCCAGACTTTAGGCCAGTCTTTGATGGGCTTCAGCTCACCATTGGCAAGTAGGATGTCGAGGACGTCCATCTGATCAATCTCGAATAGCCGCTTCAGCACATAGTCAGCGTCAACATCGATGCGATCATTGCGCTCGGCCTTGAGTTCAGCGATGCGCTGTTGCACATTAGGTTTTATGAGGTTTTCGCATGCAATAGTCGGCGCGGTCTTTTCGCTGTACCCCGCCCGAATTGCCGCTTGCGTGGCGTTCAAATCGATGAGGTACTCGCGACAGAACATTTCTTGTTTGTCGGTGAGTGCCATATTTAATACCTAATGAGATAACTATGAACGATATGTTTAGCTCACTTAATGCAGTGAGTAGAGCCAATATGGCCAGAGAAGCCAGAAGAGCTGCAGAGAGAGACCTCTCCGTATCTGGCAACTTCGCTAATGAGTTTCATCGTAAACTTATTGTTTGGATAAACGAATTCCACCGTGACCTGTCAGATGAATACGAAGTAGGGGGTCAATTAGCAAGCTTTGGTAAGCATATTGAATTTCATTTCACAGATATAAGTTACTCTAACCCATCCCTCATATCTTTCATTGGCGTTCTAGAAGATGGGAGCCCTGTCGAGCTGGTTCAGCACGTCTCTCAAATAAACATTTTGCTTATACGTAAAAACCGTCTTGCACCAGAAGAACCTAAGCGGCCGATCGGGTTTGCTGACTGGGAAGAGTACGATAATTTCAAAAAACCAGATTGATTTGGCGCTTATGGGCTGGCAGGAAATCTACTTATGCTCCTACCAGATACCCTTCCACATTATTACTCCGCTTATCCCCTACAGGGCATATTTACGATTTATCCGCTCAGGGGGATATCCATTGGCAAGCGCCCGGGATAGGACGCTTTGGAATGGCTGCCCGGCCGACGCAATTTTGCGTTGGCTAACCTGCTTTCGCTTCCATCAGCGTTACCATGTCAGGATCCATCTGGCTGACGATCCGCTCACGCGCACAGTTGAGCAGCTTCTTGCGGCCGCCAACTCCCCACTTATTCATCGCGCGGGCGCAGGCGCTGACCTCTTTGGTCTCAATGGCAATCAGCAGGTCAAGGCGGTTGAGTCGGTTCATATTGCTAAGCCCGTTGAGCACAGCCTCGCGGAATGTTTCATAAACTCGGATTTCAAACTCCGGCTTAATCCAGGCTGCATATCTGATAGCGAGCAGTTCTGCAGCCCATACCCCGGGCTCGTCACCACCGCGGATTACCCTAAGTGCCGGGTTATCTTCCAGAGGACATTTTTGTCCTTTGCCTACCAGCGCCTGAACGAACCGCTTTACTGATGCACTACGAATGAACTTGCCTGGCTTTTGCGACTCAGTAGCCTCGCCTTTCAGAACGGCGGCGGCATGAAGGTCATTCAGGCTATATCGCCCCTTCTCGTCCACACGGACAGAGACACCATTCACGATCACAGTTGGATATGTCATAGCGTGTACCTACTCTTTGAGATGAACCGTTGCCGCATAGGAAGTCAGCCCACCGAGGCTCGCCAGCACTAACTGACATCCTCAACGGCTCATTCCAAAGGGTTTGGTTCGGTGGTTAATATGCGCATGCGGTGCGCGGTGAAATACGGGCATAAAAAAGCCCGACCGAAGTCAGGCTCTATTTGTTTATTTGGGTGACGAATTACTCAGGTGTTCGCGACGCTTCAATCTTCCTTATCGCCACCCTGTCGATATTGCACTGCCCGACGATCCCATATAGCGCCGCGTTCATAGCAACGCTGTCGCCATACGACGGGTTGTCGGGCAGATCCGGCACATCAATGCGTGACGTTAGCTCTGCCGGTAGATTCAGGGCTGGCGTCTTTACCACCCGGTATTCCACGGGCGGCTTCTGCTGCGGCGCGCAACCGCTCAACAGCGGCATCAGGAACAGGAGCGACAGCGCACTTATCTGCTGCCAGGTAACGCTTAATCTCACCCTGTAGCATCCTGTTCTGCTGTGCGGCCTCTGCCCGTTGCTCTGCCACTTCCGACATGACAACGTTTTGCCTGTTGACCGCTCCTGCAAGTTCTTTAACGCTTCCCGCCAGATCGTCATTCTTCGCCCTCAGATCGTTAATCTGCACATCCTTGCTGTCGTTCAGCTGGGTAAGCCTTTCGTTTGTGGCAGTAAGCTGGTAGTTGCGCGCGTTTAGCCCCCACAGGCAGATGGCAACAAGGATGATGAATGCGCATGGGATGAGGATGTGCGCGTTGTTTTTGAAAAAGCGGAATAAACTGATTAAACCGAACATAAAACCCCCTTAGCTTTAGTCAAGCGGGCTTTCCTGTCCTCCAGTCCATTTGTGCCGCCGTTAATGATCCGGGTGATGCGGGTAACATCATCAGAGTCAGCGACAGAATTAAGTCCGTGATTGCTCCACCATGCAGCTGCCGATTCAGCGGCATACTGAGGCTGTGTAAGTAGTTCCGGGTTCTGCACGATATCAACGCCAAGCTGCTTCACCAGTGCGCCGTAGTTCGCCTTCCCTGTCACCTGAATCAATCCGCGCCCACGGTAACGATAGCCATCACCACTATTGCGATCGCCATTCCCGTTCCGGTTGGCGTAGATGATGCTGCCGATTTTCTTCTGGTCTGCTGGATGGGCGTTAGGTCCAGAATCAACCCGACCATATTTGAGCGCGTCTTCCTGGCTGATGCGGTTGCCGAACATAGCCAGCAATGCTCCGTAGCGATAATTCAGGCTCTCTTCGGTATGCACGAACCCGGATGACTCATGCCCCACCTGTGCGAGGAAGTGCGCCTGCCGCAGTGGCGTGCTGATGCCGTACTTCTGCATGGCGGCGTTAACAACCGGGTACCACTTCTGAGCCAGCGCAGAACTGACGCCAGTGGCTTGCTGGAATTTACTGAGGGTCAGCATTAGCTTTTTCTCCCGGTTCATTCAGGCCAAGACGACGCCGCGCATAGGCGAACAGTGAATCCACTCCCACATAACCCACGCCAGCCGAGATAGGCCAGCAGAGTTCAGGCGGGAAGTTCCAGTTGAATATTGCCCATATAGCCGTGAGCGTGGGCTGAGCGAAGAAGCAGAGGATGCCGCACATCGTTGCGCCGGCGATCCGGTCTTTCCACTTTGATTTTGCGCCGCGTGAGGTAGCGAGTATCGACATGACAAAAGCCAGAACCGAATAGCCAGCTTCGTTTTTGTGGTTTACAAGCCACGCAAGCATAACGGCCCAGGTATCCGGTCTGTCTTGCATAATCGATTTCTTCATGGTGGCACCGGAATGGTGCTCGTTGATTTGGGTCGGGCTCTCAGGGCTATTTAGCAACGGGAGATGTCGAGGGTGATCCCCCGGAGCCCGGAAATAAAAAAGGCGGGCTCTGGTCCGCCGAGATGAAGGTATTGCTTGCGCTACGCGCTTATAGTCCCAGGTAGCGGGATCAGATACGAAAAAGCCCCGGCGATTAACCGAGGCTCTTTTGTGTAATTCAGTCGACAACCAAAGCTATGGCGACGATATCAGATTTACATGAAATGTACGCTATTTAATTGACTTTTGCAACACCTTGCTGCGAAAAGGCTGATTTTTGTTGTGATCGTGTTCTCACTGCTCTCAGTAGAGATCCGCTATCAAGTCGCTCAAAGATAGCGCACATGGATTGCCAGTAGTCGGCATAGTTATGGCTCCAGTTGTCGGGCTTAATGCCGCACAACTCAGCCAAATCTTGCTTCTGGTAAGTTTCGCGACCGGCCAGATCAGCCTTAACATCCTGCGCCGCCAGCCAGATAAGCTTCTGCAGCCGCTCCATCGTCTTGCCTGCCACTTTTTTGGTGCCCAGCGTCTCCCTGAACTCTGCCCATGCCCACTGGGTGATCGTCACCTGGTTCTCCCAGCGCGTGTTTTCGCTGTAGTTCCAGAGCAGCCACGCCTTCTGGTGTTCCTCGAGCGACAGGACCGCTCGTCGCCAGGACGCCGTGGAGTATTCGACAGGCTGAACCAGTGGGATGTGAGAGCCTTTGGCGCGCGACTGCTTGCCCGGGATCGGCGGGTTATCCAGCGTTATCATCTTCCCGGTCACATCATCCTTCACGCGTGGCTTCTTACGCTTAAACGTACCTGTATCGAATTGAGCATTCTCCAGCCAGGCCATTAACTGCCCTTTCGTCGCACCGCTCAGGTCAGCGGTCGCCACCATGAGCTGTTGACGCACGTACTGCAAATACTGAATGTTCATCATGCGGCTTCCTTAATCGGCTGTTTGGTTTCGGTCTGGCTGTGCTTTGCTACTGGAGGCAGGTTGGCGCGCTTAACGCTTTCGGCCTGGTATCTGGCTATCTGTTCGCGGGTCATGCTGGCTCCAGCTCGGTGATGGTTAGCTCAAGCCTGCCGCCCTTGGCGATCGGCATTCTCTTCACGCTGTAGTAATCAACCTGCTGGTCGTCGAGCCAGAACCCAGATTTGGTCAGGGCGTCGAACGCTGCTTTTTGTAGATTGTCCAGGTCCCGGCGTCGGCGATCCGGCATGTGGCACTCGATACGGATTTTCAATGGTGTCGCCAGGCCGATATCCAGCATCCCGTCTTTGATGATTTGGGCGACGCGGTCGCGGTACGCCTGACCTTCTGTGCTGATGTGCGTGCGCCCGCGATTGTGCCGGTAGTAGCGGTTATTGCTCGGCGGCCACGGCAGCGTGATGTTGTAGGTATTCATGCCTTCACCTTTCCCTCTTTAAGCCAGATAACCTGCGTGCGTGCCATGCCTTCGAGCGCGCACTCCTTTGCATATTCCGCATCGACCAGGCGGGTTCGGCGGTCTATTTCGTCGTGGCAAGCTGAGCATGCAATAGTGGCAATCAGGTCAGGCGGCTTGATGCCGGTACCGCACAGGCCAGCCAGGCGGACATGCGCCAGAACGGACGTTTCAGGATTGCCATTGCACACACCGGGGATCCGCACCTGACATTCGCGGCCACGCGCTGCTTTACGTAAGTCGGCCATTACGCCTCCTGCTTATCGCGCAGCTGCTGGTACTCGCAACCGGTCGGAATTGTCAGCGTCAGACCAAACTGGGCGCACCACGCCTCGACTTTGCACAGGAAGATATGCATCTCCCCGGTATCGAGTTGAGACGTGTGACGAGGCTCCCAGGTTGTTTCTTTGGCGCCGGTGATAAAGTCGGTGTAGGTGACCTCTTCACAGCCGAGGTATGTCTTTTTGAGGTTGCGCTTAACCCATTCCGGGGTGGCGTCGGAGCGGCCGGATTTGATCAGGTATTCGCTGATTTCGGCGTACCACATGTGGCTGAGTGAGTTCTGAGAAATACTGCGCTTCTCGCGCCACTCTTTGACCTGCAGGCGTAGAGGCTGACCGGTTTCGAGCTGCTCCTGGAGCATCTTTCCGACAGCCGCAAAGTTGCCTGCATGCAGTTTGATACCGCATTGAGGGATGTTCATACGGCCTCCCCATGGGAAACCGCAGAATGCAGAAAGCCCCAGACACGTTTGTGCGCCTGCGACTGATGATGTTTCGTACTCTTTGTTTGATGCATGGCCTAGAAGTCCCCTCCCAGGCGCGAGGTACGCCCGGGTGTTCAGGCCGGACGCACAATGATTATGACTCAATGATTATGCGGAATCAAATCATGAAAAAGCCCTCCGAAGAGGGCTATGTTACTTCTGGCTATTCGCACTGGATGGCTTCTCTGAATGCCTCACCTGCATTGTGGGCTCGGTATCCAAGCCTGAAATACAACTCCCAATCGTGCATGACATATCGGGCATTCTTGCCGCGGCATATACGCTCGATTGCTGCCATAAATTTCTGACGTTCAGTCACGGCTTCACCTCCTACTGCGGTGTTGCTGGCAGCGGCATCCAGTGGGTTGGTTCGTGTCTTAGTGAATCGCCGTCGAAGAAGTAATGATATGGCCCATCGCCTTCGTCGCCAATGCAGCCGTCTTCGATATGACCTCCGTAATCTGGGAAATACAGAATTACGCGTGTATCAAAGTCCGGCATCCGCTCACTGCACGGAATCCACTCCTGCACAGGTTCGGCACCCTGAAGCATGGCGGCGCGGAAGGAATCCAAAGCAGCCAGCATAAGTGCATCGTAATTTCCTCTCCCTAACTGACCGATGTCGATATCTTCATCACGCTCACCTATGATGCGCTCCAGGTGGTCAATGAATGCCAGCTCACCCTTAACTGCTGAAACTGGTTGAGGCACCACCGCTGGCTGCGGTAACTGTGGTGCTGCGTAGAGTGGGATGCAATTAGCTTTCTGCTCATCGTCGATGTCATCAGGCAGGCTCACCTGTTCAATTTCTCTTTCTCCGCCTGGGAAGTAATACGCCACCGGCTCCTGCTCCAGCCCGGCAAGCAGCTGGCGGGCCATCATCACAATCTCACCAGTAGTAATGCCGTCGAATACTTCTTCGTAATCCCATGGTTCAAGACCGGCAGCATGAACAATTTGCTGTAACCGCTCTTTAGTCAATTCCATCATTTCAATCCCTCCAGCAGTGGCAGGCGGTAGAGCGGGATAGTGGCATCACCGGCTGGTCTATTTAGGGTGCGCAAGAGAAACTCACCTTGCTCCGCACAGATTAACGTCTCTTCACTGGCGTACATGAATGGCTCAGCCGTCATCGCTGCCAGTGCGATTTCCATAAGGCGCTTTGTTTTTTCAGAGCAGAAGCAATGCTCAAGGTTGTAGTGCACTTCTGCAATCAACTGCTCTTTCGTAAATTCAGCCATACCCCTACTCCCCCACCTTAGTGATGATGCCAGCGGCGGATAGCTCCTGCCCCACCAGTACGCGATAAGCATTCTGAGCTCGGACCGCTTCCGGCGACCGCCATTTTTCAACATCTGGCAATTTCAACTCCCGCGCCTCCAGTTCAGCGATCCGCTTATGTGCTTCGCCAAGTGCCTTTCCCAACCCAGAGTTTGTCTTTTCCAGAGAATCGATACGGTCTGCCTGCTGGTTGATTTGGTAATCCTGAGCCATCCAACGCTGCTGTGCGGATTCCTGCGCCTTCCTACTATCCTGAATCTCAACGACCATCGATTGAACCTGCTGAGCGCTAACCCCGAACCCACAATCGAAAAGGTTTGCCGCAAGATGATCCAACTGCTGGTTTGTCATTTTTAAATTGGCGGTCACTTGGATGCCTCCTGGCGAAGTTGGTGCGCAACCATCGCGCAGACATTTGGCGCATCAGAGAAATCATCGTCATCCGATATAACCAGTTGACGCACGCATTCATCAGCACCCTGCGCCCGCACTTCAGCCAGGAAGGCGTCGGTGGACGGGGTTTTGCAGGACATTTGAATTGTCTTCTCTGTGTATAAAACACCTGTTCGATTTGCGGTATACATGATAGTGCCTACAGCATCCTGATGGGCTGATTTCACAGCCTCAACTTCAGCAGCCAGCGCCGCGCACTTGGCTTCCAGTTCGGCAACCACAGCCTGATGGTCTTTGTACTTAACGTATGAACCGGAGATATCATCGCCCTCAGTGTTTAACCATGCGTCATTGCAATTCACTGCATAGGTATTAATTTTCATGCTGATGCTCTCCCGCCCCGCACTGATGCCAGGCACTGATTGAATAGGTTGTTAAGAGGGTTGGCCATGCCAAAGATGTACGGTGCACTCTTGCTGTAGTGCCACACTTTCTCTCGGCCCAGCCATTGCCGGTGCACATCCCCCTGCTTGCACAGTGATGCAAGAATCTGCGAAGTGACTTGCACCTCAAGACCTGTCGCGGCGGCGATAGCCGATGAAGCTCCTTCGTTGCCAGCCTCCAGATAGTCCAGAACCGCTTTACGCCGGTTTGCATGAAGCTCAGTCAACCGATAACGCTTGATGCCGTTATGGGCGCTGTAGATTTCAAGTTGGCCTGCTTCTGTGAGTTCCCGGAGGAGTTGGGTAATGCGGGATTTTGGTGCGCCGGTTAAAGTGTGGAATTCTCTGGATGATGTCGGTTTGTTGGTTTCAAGGTGGTGAAGTATTTTTTCTCGGGTATTCATGTTCCTTGCCTCACGTTATCGCCTGCCCAGACCTCGTTGTATTCAGAGGCCGGCATGTTGGCGATGTAGTTGAATGGGGATGCGGTTTCGGTAGGTAAGAACTGGTGTGAGTTGGCATCGAGGTATAGCGGGATCCCGCCTTCCCATCCCTCGCCATTACGCTGCTTCTCAAGCATCAGGACAGATGCGGGAGCAGCCAGCGCTTTGCGTTCCTTGTCGTCCAGTTCCTCGCCCTGCTGTTCTTTCTGAATGGCCTTCTCACGAACCTTGTTACGCCAGATGATGAACAGGTTATCGGTGAGGTCGGTGATCGAACCTGAACCCTTAACGTCCATCTTGCCTGTGGGCTTCTCCTCGCTGTCTCCCTTGCGGCTATGGGTGACAAGCAGGACGTGAGTATTGGTTTTGTTCTTGAAGTCACACAGTGCGTCTACGAAGGCTTTCTGGCCGTTGTAGTCGTCATCCCCTATTCCGCATTTCATCAGGCTGTCGATGATGAACAACTCAATGCCGTAGCGCTTCCAGGCGTAGGTAAAGATTTCGATCAGCCGATCAGCTTTGGCGGTTCCCGTCAGGCCGAATAGCCATAGCCGGTCATCGTAAAACTTGAATGCCGATTCGATTTCAAGCTGCGGAGGAAGTTTCAGACAGGTCGATTGCCGGGTCAGGCGCTTCAGCAGGATCCCGGGCTTAATCTCCAGTGAGGCGACGCAGGTCTTAACCCCCTGACGCATGGCTTCCAGCGCCATATGCCCCACCACTTCGGTCTTACCATGGCCGTTAACGCCGTTGACCAGCGACAATTCAGCCTGGCGGAAAGCGAAGTTGTGATTGAGGCATTCCCACGGGCTGTAGAACAGGCTTTGTTCTTTGCCGTAGAAGGCGTTGATGGTGTCCTGATAAAACTCCCGGGCGCTGTACAGCTCCTCTGGATCGAAAAATGATGCCCGTTCCAGATAACCCACAACGTCGTCCGAAGATATGCCAGCCATCAGGCATTCGTTGATATCTTTGTGGGGCAGTTTTACCAGGCGGCAGCGATGCTCACCGAGTCGGGTTGCGATCTCTCTGGCGGCGGTCTGGCCTACTTCGTCGCTATCCATGCTGATCCAGATTTCGTCGAACCGGTCGAGGTTGTGATACTCGAACTCAATCCACTGCTGCTTGGCCCCTTTTCCGCCACCGAACGGCACGGACAGAGCCGGGAAGCCGTACTGGTAGTAACTCATGCAGTCGATTTCACCTTCGCAGAGGATGACGATTCGCATGTTCTTCGGTATAGCCTGCCAGCCGAACAGACACGGCTCACAGTCACCCTCAGCCATGATGACCTTCTTCCCATCAGGCCGTTCGGTGCTGATGCGCTTAACCTGCAAAAGCTCACCATCGCGCTTGTAGGGGAATGCAAGCGCATCCAGCTCTCGCTCGCCGTTCCAGACCTTCGCCGCGGCAACTTCGTAAAGCTTGGCCGTCTCTGCGGATATACCGCGAGTGGCAAGATATTCGATATGCTTTTCGGTTTTGGTGAGGTAACGGGAGATTTTCTTGCGGTCTGGCCGGGAGAATTTCTTTTGCTGCTTAGCTGCGAAGTGGTGATCGTCGTCCTTGATTCCCAGAAACTCTTTCGCTTCGGTCATCGCCTGGTGTAATCCGCAATCCCTGACAGCTACCCAGAGGTCCAGCAGATCGCCAGCGGTTCCCTCTGCAAAGTCAGACCAGACTTTCTTACCTGCCAGATTAACCTTGAGGCTCTTCCCTGACTCCCCGTTGATACTGCCTGCCACCCATTCGTGGCTCTCTCGCTTACCGTTTGGCAGCAGATATTTCGCCACCCTTTCGACCTGATTCCATAGCAGGTCACTCAATTCGCTAGGCGTCATGATGCCCTCAAATCAAACTTGTTGAACCAGTACCGGACAAACCCATCGCTCAGTAAGCCGTGGTTGTAACCGGCAATCAGCAATGCCTTGACCCGTGATTTCATCCCGACCTCAGTAGTAAACGTACCCACTCTTGCTGACGGTTACGGCTGGCTTCTGGCCGGAAGATTCAGGATCTGCAGCTGGCTTCTCGTCCTCCCACCGCTTGCCGTTCAGGTAGGTCGCAGGATGAAGTTTTTCGAACCCGAACTGCTTACCCATCCGGGAAGAGATATCTCCTGCAAGGAACGAAGCGAACTGGTCCGGGGTGCCACCGTTAGCGCGACGCCACTCCTGGTACTGAGTTCTGAATGCTGACTTGGCGTTTTTCTTTCCGGTCTTACACATGCCTGCAAGCCAGAAAATCTTCTCGAATGCCTCGTCTGTCGCCTGGTGTTTGTTTGCAGGCTGAGGTGGTTTTTCGTCCTCCGCTCGAACTTGTTCGGGCAGAGTGTTTTTAATGTCTTTATTGTCTTTTGTAATAGTGTCTTTTGTGTCCCCCTGTTTTGAGGGATTCGACTCCCTCAATTTGAGGGATGTTTTATCCCCTGTTTTGAGGGATTTCCCCTCGTTTTGAGGGATGCACCATTCTGTGATGTTTTTGTTAGGCCCGAACATGCCGCCTTGCTGCTTGATGACGTTCATCCTGACGAGTTCTAACTTCGCTTCATTGCACCGCTTAACCGGCAACTTTGTGATTTCGCTAAGCTGTGAATCGCTGATCCTGTCCATCGGCTTATTCCACCCGTAGGTTTTGCGCAGGATGGCAAGCAGCACTTTGAAATGTCGCTTGGTCAGATCAGCGCCTGAGTAAGCTTCAAGGAGCATGTTCGAAAGCCTGGCGTACCCATCATCGAGTTCTGCCACACGACGCTCCACGACCGCCAGAGACGGCCTGATTGGTGTTACTGTTGCAGGGCTACTCATGACCGTTCTCCTTCCGCTTAAGTTCTTCGATGATGGCTCTCAGCTTTACGCCAACAGCCGGGTTACAGGATTTAATAAACCGGTCACGAGCAATATTTTTGTGTACTGCCGCCTGGTATAAACGAGGTTTTTTTGGCATACTGACTCCTGAGATTAGTGTTGTTGACGTGACACAGTTTCTTAAGCGTCCAGACTGCTACCAACAGCTGGACGTTTTTCATTTGTGAGAATCTCCGCAACCTGCCTTGCCAGTCGCGCCATATCTTCATCGACGACACCCCACTCCAGCACCGCCAGTAACATCGACAGCTTCGGCAGCATGTTTTCCTTCCAGCGGGTAATTCCCGACTTATCCATTCCCAATGCCTTTGCAACGTTCGAGGCACCGCGAATAGCAATCTGATTCAGGATCCAGGACTCAATTTTTCGAGCCTGGTCTTTGTTTCGTGTGGTTGTGTTATCCATTTGTGATAATTCCTTTGTGTTGAATAAGTTAAAAAGGCCATGCGCAGACTCGCAGAGCCATAGAGACTTTGTTTTTTTGAATCGCCCTTTTTCAGGGCTGAGATGTAATAAGAGCGGTAGTGCTTATGCGGCCTGCAGCTCAGGCCAGATGCTGTTCCAGTCACCTGGATGAAGGTGCTTTCGAGTTACTGCTTTGCCACTTGCGCTTTCGATTAGTACGCAAAGTGCCGGGCCTAATTCGTGGTTCTTACTCAGTGCCTTGCGGAGATAACCGATCGTTGTTCCGCACTGGCTGGCAAAAGCCCTTTGCTCATCCGGTGAAAGGCTATTGAGATAAAGCCTTAATTCATTCATGTCTCGGGTCCTTGTTTACCTTCACGAGAATTAGTTTACCCATAGGTAAGCAATAAATCAATACCCGCAGGTTATTTACCACAAGGTAAAGAGTCGTAAAAATGTCAGGTATGGATAAATACGAGAAAAGGCGCTTGCGCCTAATGCAGATACGCGACGAAATGTGCGGTGGAAAAGCCGTAGAAGTGGCGCGCAAAATTGAGAGGGAACCGTCTTACGTTTCCCGTATGCTTTACGACGAGAGCAAAAAGGGTCGTAAGCGCATTGCTGACGATATGGTTGAGATCATCGAAAAGGCTTTCTCTTTACCAAGAGGCTGGATGGATGGCATTGCAGATGCTGGTCATGGCAACGTCGCCTATTCCGGCGCGCACAGGGAAACAAAGGGATTTCCATTGATAAGCTGGGTTAGTGCAGGGCAATGGCTTGAAGCTGTTGAGCCATATAAGCTGGAAGAAATTGACGAGTGGCCTGAGACAACTGCTCATGCCGGGGAAAACGCATTCTGGCTGACAGTGAGAGGTGACTCAATGACCTCTCCGGTTGGGTTCACTGTTCCAGAAGGCATGATCATCCTGGTTGACCCCAGCAAAGAGGCGAAAAGCGGCAAGCTCGTAGTGGCCAAGCTAATCAATGATAACGAGGCGACATTTAAAATGTACGTTGAGGATGCTGGGCGCAGGTTCTTGAAACCCCTCAATCCTCAGTATCCCGTCACAGAGATCAACGGGAACTGCCAGATAATAGGCACCGTCATTGACGTTAAATGGCAAAAGATTCCTTAATCCCCTCCAAATAGCCCGCAACCGCGGGCTTTTTTATACCCCAAACAAAAAATAAATTACCTGAAATTTCAATCGGGTAATCTTTTTCGCATAAATACTTTACCCATAGGTATAGACATTAACGTTACCTGTAGGTACATTTAACCCATCAGCAGGACGCACTACTCACCAGGATGGTGAAGCTCTTAAACATACCGCGCTGAAAAAGCGCAGCAACCAAAGCAGCAGGCTTTGGACTGGCAGACGGTTATCAGCTTAGGCGATGACGGCCTGGCCTGATTCAGTTCAGGTCGCCAGTACCAAAGCTAACTGACAGGAGATCCACAATGGATGCACAAGCACGCCGCCGCGAACGCCGCGCAGAGAAACAGGCCGAATGGAAAGCTGCAAATCCCCTGTTAGTTGGGGTGAGCGCCAAGCCAGATAACCGCCCTGTTCTCTCACTGACTCGCAAACCGAAATCACGCGTAGAAAGCGCTGTAAGCCCGATTGATTTAACTGCGCTGGCTGAGTATCGGGAAGGTCTGGAAAAACGCGCTGCGGTCGTTGAGCGCAAGAATCACCGCACCTGGTACAGCAAGCCCAGCACAGAGAGGGGCGTGACCTGTACCGGTCGCCAGAAAATGAAAGGCAAATCCATCGCATTAATCTGAGGTGGCCCATGAAGAACAGCATCAAGTGCCCGGTATGCGGTCGTGACTTCGACCCGAGAACGCCGGTATGCCACATCAGCAGATATCACCAGGCCGCTAAGAATTGCGAGCTGGAGAAGATACGCGATGCACGTAGGCAGCATTATTCACAGAGTAACTACAGAGGGTAAGAATGAACGAACAAGCGAACAAAATTCTCGTTGAGCTGCTTCAGAAGGCGGCGAATGGCATCGATGCCGCGGTGTCATTCAGTCAGGCGCAGATCCCGGATGTTGTGCACCAGTTGCTGGTATGGAAATTCACCAAAAGCATGATAATCACACTGGTTATTCTGGCGACAATCCCGATTGCGGTTAAATTTTTCAGGGTAATGATGAAGCGAGAGCAGGTCGGTGTTTATGGCGAAGAAGGATATTCCTGGGACCGCGGCAAACCAAAATACAAGCCTACATTAGTCTGGGACCGAGATGGCACTATCAGTGCTTCCTCAGTGTTTTTTGGCACCATTATGTTCCTGTATACGGTCACGTCATTCCTTGTTTTATCAGACCTGACGTGGCTAAAAATCTGGCTTGCCCCGAAGCTATACCTCCTCGAATACGCAGCAGACCTCATCAAGTAACCCGCTCCGGCGGGTTTTTTATTGCTCATACCCCAGTCGCTTCTAGGAGATCATAATGCAATCACAAGCCATTGATACCATGCTGGAAGGGAAAGAGAGGCGTCAAAAACAAGTTACCCTCACGTACGGTGTTGG